GGATATAATTCAAATTTAACTAAACCCCGATCAAGTGAAATTACCTTACAATATTTTTCTGCAAAATATACAGGACTTTTCATACATTTTGCATATTCTTTAATAAGTTCTGGTGTCCAAGCTTGGCCAACACCATCTCTTTTTATGTTTATATTACCAAGATAGGTATCATTCTGGTGTGACATCAATTATATCACTCTCATCCTTTAGTAACTTTTGTAAGTCAGCAGTAGATCCAAAAAAGATATTATTTGTAGTACCACTAGCTATTTGTTTCACTTCTTCAGATGATATATCTTTATTTTTCTTATTCAGATCCATTAACTTATCGTTAATATCTGCCATATTTTTCATCATATTAGAAAGTACTTCGAAGGCACGAGGATGTTCTGATTCCTTTGCAACTTCAATCATTAATTCTAGAGCATCTTTACCCTTTTCTAGAATTTCATAATAAGTGTCTCTGGAATATTCATAATCACTTTTAATATTATCTTTATCATGCACTGTCATATGTTAAATCAATCGTTGTTGTAAATCCAAAATCACTATCTGCCAAACCAATTGTGGAAGTAGGATTTGGTATAACAGAAATTCTTTCTAATTTAATATCTGAATCTGCTAAACCATTTTCTTGTAAATAAATATCTACAATTGAATTTCTGATAATCTCTCCAGTATTTATTGAACCGTAGAAACTTACTTTCATTTCAAAATCTAGGGTATAAATGATAGTTCTTCTTTGTTCTAAAGAAGCATCATAATCATCAGAGAAAGATAATCCTTGTATAACAATAGGAATATCTTCTTTAAACCCAGGATATTCTGTAGCAAATGGTTTAATAGTTAGAGTATATTGTGGATTAAATGTTGGTATAATCTGCTCTACAATCTGTAATGCATCATCCTGACTTTTCGCATATACATTTAACTGAAAATTAATAGTATATGGAACAGGTGAATAAAACTTCTGCCTATTTGTATTTGATGTTCCAATAGTATTAAAATTTGAAATCTTTGTTAATTGTCTTTGATTATCATAGGCAAATGAAAGTATTTCAAATGACATACGTGGAAGTTTAATAGCAACCTTTGAATCTGTATCAAGATCTGGATTTTCACGAATACGTTCTAGATATTTTTGTTTTGGTGCATAAGACAAAGGTACTTTAATCTGACTAGTAACTTGACCAGATGAATTACTTCTTATAACATAAATGTTATTAAAGAGCGCACCAAAAAGTGCAACACACTTTCTAACCTTTTGATGATAAAAATGTGTACCAAACATTAATTATTCTCCGGATCACCAAATGGATTATTCTCAGTAAAGTCTAAGAAATTCAATCCAGATGGGCTAAAGTCAAGATTCTGTTCATTAGAGGAGATTTGATTTTCTTCAGCTACTAATGTTACACCAAAGTCAGAGTCTGTAACACGATCTGCTGCACCGGTGATTGTAATCTTACGTTGTAAGAAGGTATGATATTTTCCATCACTTGCACCAACATGAATAAGATGAAGTTTCTGATCAGAATCAGTCCATTTAACAATCTCACCTCTCATTGTCACATTATCATCACTATCAATAATTTGTGTAGCAGTTTCACCAATCTTAATATGACCACTAGTAGCATCAAGTGTTAAGATATATTTGTAAGCATAATTTTTTTCAATATCATCAATAACACTAACACCAGTATCAAGATCTTCATCGTTATATTCAAACAACTGACACCTCATCTTATAAACTGGTAAATTACTCAGTTGATAAAATGGTTGTTCATGCTCAACATGTAGGATTTGAAAAAGTTTATTTGTAAGAGGAAGATATATTAAATCACCTTCTAATGGACGAACAGAAGTTACATTATCATCCATTCTTGCAACCTGTTGTGTCCATCTTCTTCTAGATACAACAAATGTTGCTTCATCACGAATCTCTACACCAAATCGAGTAAAGAGATCACCTTCTCCATCGAAACCCTCAATATTTTCAATATACATTTCAATTTTATGTGAGGATGAAAATTTTGATGGAATATCATCACCAAAGATAGTATCTTCATTCACTAAAGTTCGTGGAAGATAATATACATCTTGTCCATACATTTTTAAGGACTCAATGATAATATCCTCATAGAGATTCTGTTCGGATTTTACCTTTTGGCTAAAATAAATATTCGTTGCCATTCTTTTATCCTACAAAGAAATCTACAGGTAATTCATGTTCGAGTCTGATAGTTTCTCTTAATTGTGCTATTTCACTAGTTGCATCATCATATATTTGTCTACCGTTTAATGTTACACCACCTGGTAATTGCATACCTTCAAACTTAATTAAGTTTTGACCCCATTGTTGTTTAATAAGGGCAGTAGTATATTCTTTTAACCACATATCATTCCAAACTTTCGAAAAGGAAGCAGAATCGATAGTCCTATAAGCTTCATATACAATATATTCACCAGACTTAATATCTCCATCTGCAAAATCACCATGTATATAGATTCTATCCATTTTACGTGAATATGTGACCTGAGGTGTGCCGTTCAGTTTCATATCCAGTAAAGAAAGATATTGTTGTAATTGTTCATAATATGCTAGATCACCTGCAAAGTTTTGCATATCAGCAATATCATTTAGCATCATTTGATATTTAATATCAAAGAAATTAAAAGAAGTATTAAATGAACTTGAAACTGCAAACATTTTAGTTACAAAAAGTACATCATTTGGAACCTGAATATATTCACGTGATACATCACTATCACCAATTAGGTGTGAAATATAAGTTCTATATGTTGCATCACTATGATATTCTTGCCAATATTGTAATGCTTCATCAACACGATCCTCAAGTTGATCCTCATCTACGTTAATCTCAATGACAGGGTCACCGAGTCTACGTTTACAATATTCAATAAGTGTTGCTCGTGAACTTGGATTAGCCATTATGTTGCACTTCCTATAACTGTTTTAAGCGTTGTACCGGCGCTATTCTTAATAAGTAATGTAGATGCAGAAGCGAAGTTAGAACTTGTAAGACCAGAAATTCTAGCAGTTGGTACTGTTCCAGCATTTAAGTTTGTTGCGTTTCTATAGTAAGAACCTTCTTGACCATCAAGCAAATCAGCATCAAGTGTTGAACCTGTACCATCATTGTTTTGATGCCATATCTTATATTTGTTAGCACCCATACTCCAACCACCGACGGCCAAATCGTTAGTGGTTGCATCTAATCCAAAGTAAAGAGCAAAATCACCGCTGGCATGAAATGCCATAAAAGCATCGTTACCAGCACCATCATTATAAATTTCTATTCCACCAAGACCACCGGTAGCAGTAGCTATAGTATCCCAATTGTTTGTGCTGTTGCCTTGAAATTGTATTCTTTGTGAAGAAACGTCTGAGGCGTCACTTCTCAAGAACGATGCACTACTTACACCATCAAGTGTATCTGCATCTAATCCAGAACCTGACCCGTCTACAGTCTTAATTGCGTCTAATAGATTAGTTGCCGTTATTGCTCCAGTTAAAGAATTAACAGAAGTAACACCAGTATTTGTAACAGTTGGGGTAGCTCCTTCAGCAGCAGCTCCAACAGAGATACCAGTTCCAGCGACCAAGGATGCAACATAGTTACCAGTAGTATCTGTTCCAAGAGCTACAGAGTTAGCAGCAATTGTTGTGGCAATTGATACGTTACCACTACCATCAACACTTGCAGTAGAACCGGTTACATCTCCTGTAAGTGAGAATGTTCTTCCTGTCGCCCAAGCAGATGCAGTTGAAGCATTACCACTTAATGTTGCAGTGATTGTACCTGCACTAAAGTTACCAGATCCATCTCGAGCTACAATAGTTCCTGCAGTATTTGCGTTAGTGGCATTTGATGTTACAGTAAACGTTGCTCCACCAGTCTGGTTTGCAGTAAATGTCTGGCTACCAGAAAGACCTGTACCAGATACACCAAGAGTAAGTGTACCATTACCAATAGTTGGAGTACCAGTTAATGAACTGTATTGAAAATCTTGTCTTAATTGTACATATGCTGAATCAACTGTTGAGGTGACATATGCCTGATTAGCAAGAGTACCAGTTGTTGGTAGTGTTACGTTTGTCGTAGCGGTTGTTGTAAGTGTAGTACTATGTGAACCAGTATTAAATTCTGCACCAGTACTTAAGTTACCAAGTAATGAAATAGTTCTGTCTGCGTTATTTACATCAAGTGTTAATGTTCTATCAGCAGAAAGAATTGGACTCGCGTTATTTGAAACGATTCTTGTCTCATAAGCAGCGGTAGTTGCGTCTCTTAAACCAAATGTTGAGATATCTGTAAGAGATGCAGGGCCAGTAATTGTAGGACTATTGATAGTCGGAGAAGTAAGAGTCTTATTTGTAAGAGTTTCAGTTCCGCCAATAGAAGCAACATCTGCACCAGATACCGCAGCATTTAACTCTGCGAGAGTCATAGAGACGGTGTTATTGGTGAAACTGATTGTTTTATTTGTAAGTGTCTGACTTCCAGTCAAGGTTGCAATCGCTGAAGAGTCAACCTCAATTGTTGGATTAGCACCTTTCACACCAGCACCGGTGAT